GGTGAACTTCCACACTAGCGGTTTCTATATCTGTGATAGTTATCAGATACATGGTGAACGTAATTATCTCTAACATATCTTTTTCGCTTTTTTGCCAGTAAAGTTTTCCCATCTTTCAATTATGACATCTACATATTTAGGGTCTAGTTCCATCGTAAAACTATTTCTACCCAATTTTTCACAAGCTATTAAAGTGCTTCCAGAACCCCCAAACAAATCCAAAATATTAGAACCTTGCTTAGATGAGTTTTTTATTGCTTCTTCTGGTATAAAAACTGGTTTTTGCGTTGGGTGTACATTTTTAGATTTATCGTAGCCACCAAAATCCCAAACAGTAGTTTTTGTTCTGTCATCAGTAAAATAAGGTGACCCCTTTACGCAAAATAAACAAGGCTCGTGGGCATATTGATAACGACCCCTTCCCAAAAGCATAGGTTTTTTCCAAATTATTTGTTGAGAAAATTTAAATCCAGAATTAACACTAGCTTTAATAAAGTTATCTATTTCTTTATCAGAATGCCAAATATATGCGGTTGAATCCTTCTTTAATACAGCGAATGCACAAACAAAACAATCTTTAAGAAAATTAAAAAATTTGTCTTTAGACATAACATCATTCTTAATTTTTCCTAAATTATTTTTGCTTGGTTTTGGTCTATCGCTGTTTGAATAATCAACGTTATATGGAGGGTCTGTGTGAAGTAAATCGGCTTTTTGATTGTCCATAAGTTTTTCAACTTGCTCTAAGTCTTCGCTGTTACCGCACATAAGCCTGTGTTCGCCTAATTGATATACATCTCCTAACTTTGATTTAGGTTCTTTAGGCGGTTCTGGAACTTCATCTTCATCTGTCAGATATTCTTCCTCATCGATTAAAAATTTATCTAACTCCGATGAATCAAAACCCAATAAGTCTAAATCAAAGTCAACCTCTGACAAACCTGCTATTTCTAAGTTGAGCAACTCCATATCCCAAGTGCTATCCTCATTTATTCTATTGTCCGCTATTCTGTAAGCTTTCGCTTGGGTCTCTGTTAAATCGGCTATGACAGTAGGAACTTTCTTCAGACCAAGTTTTTTAGCACCCATAAGCCTTGTGTGACCAACTACAACCACCATATTTTTATCTACAACTATAGGTTGTTGAAAGCCATATTCATTTATAGAACTTGCCACCTTGTCTACCGCTTGGTCTTTTCTAGGGTTATTGTGATAAGGAATAAGCTTATCTATTGCTATGCTATTTATTTTCATTATAACCACCCTCTCAAATCTAAATACTTTTCAGCGTCATCTTTGGAAAACTCATTCTCTTTTATTGCTCTCTGCACTTCCTCAATATGTTTTAAAGCTTGTTGTGAAACATAATTTCTAGACCTCTTTTCTTGTACGACCTTTTTATAGTCTTTGAGTCGCAAGGGGTACATATCCACCTTTTCTGTGCTTAGTGCTTTGGGTTTTTCGTCTTCATACTTCTTAGCTGATAGCCAGTATGCAGGTTGTTTAGCAAACTTCTTATCTTCTACCGATTTGTAGTACTTGTTATACATTTCGGCTAGTTCTTCTGGCTTTTCTATCCATTCGTCTTCTAGCTTCATGTAATTCTTTTCGGCTGTTCCCTTTGATACTTTATTCGCTACTTTTTCCCAAAATTTTAAAAAGGAGGGTGCATAACTTACTTTGGTTTGTTTAGCGGTAGGGGTAGGGGTATGGGGTAGGGGGGTTTTATCTAGGTTAGCTTTAGGTTCTGTGCTAGGTTTTTTTGGTCTACCCCCAAGCTTACCATTTTCCTTAGATGCTTCCATACGCCTTGATATATAAAGATATTCTTGTAGTTGTCTTTCGTTTTGGTAGTGGTCATTAACTAAAACAAAGAACTCTTTTATGACATTATCACAGCTACTACATTCACTATTAGTAAAACAACTTGCTATTCTATACTGTGTCTCCTTATCTTTTGGTATACCAGAGCAACGTTTATTCCAGTTAAAACAAAGCAACCGAATATAGATGCCAAGTGATTGTGCTGATAGGTGTTGCGTTCCTGCCACAAAATCCTCAGTGAATAAATACCATGCTTTCATTTTCTGCGTTGGTTTTGAATTTTCGTGTATAATCATTTTTCGAACTCCAATTTAGTTTATTGTAACCCCTCTAAGCATAAACCTAAAGGGGTTTTTTGGTTTAGTATCCCCATACTTCCTTTCTAGCGTTTAGAACTGTCTGCTCTTTCCATATCCAGTTGTCAGGATTAGGAACAAGTGAGTCTCTAACGTTATCGGGGGTATCAACAGTTTTAAGATAATTACCCATAACTTTAAGAATATGCTTACATATCCGCATAGGTTCAGAATAATCATCTAGCGACATAGCAATAAATTCAGCATCTTTAGTCTTAGTTGGATTTTTGAGATACCATAGATGTTGAGTAGCATTAGTCGCTTTCTGATAAATAGACTGTTGCATAGCATGGGAAATGCTTACTCTTTGAGGTAGGCTTTTAGACGTTTTCAAATCAATATAAAAATCTTCTTTTGTCTTTTTATCCTCAAAGTGAAAGTCCGTATAACCCACAAAAGGAATGGTCTCTATATCTAATTCTACCTTCTTCTGGTAGGTCAATAGATTCCAAGTGTAAGCGTATTTCTGAAACTCCTTAGTACCTAGCTGTAACAGTGGCACTAAGTTATTTCGTTCATCCTCAATCTTTGGGTCATTTATCCTTGAACAATTAGCATCATATTCAGCTATCATCTTTTCTGAAGCTTCTTCTATGGGTATTCCATTTAGAAACATATTGATACCAGACTCGACACATTGCCCTCTAATGCCCGATGCTGATGTAGGGAACTCATAGCCAAATATTCTTTTTAATGCCCATCGTTCCCTGTAAAAAGCGAACTCATTCAAATGTGAGAAGGATAAAGGCAACAAATCAAACTTTTCGAAATGCTCCCTCATAGCAAATCCATATACTCTTGAGTTTGCTCTTTGTTTTCTTCAATCTGTTTTTTCAAATCAAAGCATAAATTATAAGCGTTACTTTCCTTTCCCATGTAAGTCATATATTCATTCAAGGAATCTAAAAGCCTATCCATCATTCTAATTTCACTTGCATGAATAGATAAACCCTCGTTTTTTTTGGTGTTTATCTTTCTTTCCATTTCAAATTGAAAAAAGGTTTTTGAGTTATCATAATCAATCATGGCTTTGCTCCTTTTGTAGAGAATATTCACCAAAAGTTTTACCATCGACTTTCTTTTTTTCAGTAATGATATTATACCCCTCTTGTCTTAAAATATGTATTCTTGCACTTAGTCGAAAACAACCAAATTTGTACAATGCTTCTAGTGGGGTGATTTTGTTACCTCTCTCAAGGTAATCAAGGATTTTTTGGGTTTGTGTTTGTTGTGCCATTTTAAACTCCTTTCTATAAGTTTTTGGCTAACTCCCTCTCGTTGACCACCTTTGTTCTAAGATCGTCACGAAAAGATTTGAAGGATTCAAACCTGATTTTGGCTCTGTTCCTTTTCTTTAAGGTTTCACTAAATCTGTTAGTAAAATCCCTAAACTTGTCATGGGTAAATATTAACCCATCTAACTCTTTCATATTCTTATACATTTTTTGTCTGGAAAACTGAAGCGTTAACTCCGCAACAATCATCTTTTCCTCTTTTTTCATTAGTTCAACGGCTGTATCTAAATCCGCAAATATCATCCCTAATTCTTCCTGCTGATGCGAAATTTTATGGGGGTCAAACTGTAGTGAATAAATATCCATCATTCGTCCTTTATGCACTCTGAGTAGGTTATCATGTACCCCATTTTGTCTTTATAACTATCGTGGTGCTTGGGGTTAGCCTTGAGCCTTACTGTCTTTTGCCAGTCGTTACACAAAGCCACCTGATGCGGTTTTACCTCTATTCCTAAGATAACCGACCACCCTTTAGCTATCTCCTCATGGTTCGTTTTAATATCACCATAATCTGTTCCCCTGTTTTTTATAATTTTGAGGACTTCTTCACATATATTTCTACCAATCATTCGGGTTTTCCTTTTTCCACTCTATTCGTTCTAATAAATCTTTTTTCCACTGCTCGTTAAGTTCCTTGTCGGAATGTCCTAATGTGTGGCACTTGCGACATAGGGCATATAAATTATCAATCCTGTTAAGCCTGTTGTTTTTGACTCCACCCATTCCTTTCGGTATTAGGTGATGAATGTCCACCGCCACTTCTTTGTTACAATTCCAACAAATGGGGATATCGGTTTCATGATACCCCCAAAAGTCAGAAAAAAGCTTCTTATAGTTCTTTAAGGTTTTCATTAAATGCCCTTACAGCGTTTTTAGTGAGTTCCTCAATATCGTTTACTGAGAAGTGACCAGAACCCATTGAACGACCAACAACACCAGTAACAAATATATCTAGTCGCTGTGTATCGCTTTTATTTAAGCCACCAGTAGGCGGTTTA